CCGGCCCCCTGGTGGCCCGGACCAGCGCCCAGTTCTACGCACTGCTGTCGTACCGGTTGTCACTGGCGATCCTGGCCACCATCGTGATCCTGCAAATGCACTGAGCGCAGCCCCCGGCGGCCGGTCTGTACGGACGGCATAGCGCGTCACGGCGCACCGGGGGTACGGGGGTGGCCGACCGGCCGCCGGATCGGAGAGCGAGAACCGATGTCAGGTATAGCGGGCATCCGTTCGGACTTCCTGCGGGAGATCGTCAAAGAGGCGGTCGCGCAGAAGTTCGCATTTGAGTGGGGTGGCAAGCACCCCGTCTTGGTCTGCCCGGTATGCGGTCACCGCGAGACGATCACAGCATCCGGTAAACAGACGTTTCACGAGTCGAGGAACAAGGTTTGCCGCTTGCGGCGGCACGGCCTGTTGTGGAAAGGGATCGGAGGGAAGCATGTCGCAGTACACGGGACCGACTAGCGGCCGGATCACGATCGGAGCTGACGGAGAGGTGACCCGGAAGTCATTCACCGACCCGCCGTTGACGGCCGAGGAAGGTCAGGCGGTGAAGTGGTTCACCGACCTGTCCCCCAACGAACAACTCCGGGAGGTCAGGCGCCTGAAGTGGAATCTCGCCGAAGCCGAACGGGGCCGGAACCGGGTGGAGCAGTACACACGGGAGGCAGACCTGCGGATCGAGAAGCTGGAACGGAGACTCGCTGAGTTCGCCCCGGACGGTTACTCGATCCCTGGCAGCGCCAACGTCACGATCCAGTTCGCGGAATCGTGCGGGTGGCAGACGGCCCGTTCGTGGGTGGAACGGCCGGACGGCTTCAACGACTACCTGTTCACGGTCCTGATCGGCCGCAGTGGGCCAACGGAAGAACCGGGGCTGCGTTGGGATTACAAGCTGTCTTGGAGCTGCACGCCGGATTCCGGCCGACTGCTGTCCGGCCTGTGCCGGACACCGGAACACCCGCAGTGGAGGGACGCTCCGTCACTGTCGGAGATCCGCCGGGTCATCAGTGCTAACCGGGAGGCGGACGTCGTGAGTGATCCCAGGACCGGAGATGTCAGCCCGGCACGCCCGGAACTATGACAAGGCTGTACAGTACGGCCCCGGCTTGAGAAGCCGGGTATGCCCCCGTAGACCAATGGCAGCGTCACCGGCTTCTCAAGCCGGGGGTGCGGGTTCGATTCCCGCCGGGGGTACGCAGCACTGCCGAGAGACAGGAGAAACGATCATGGAGTGGCTCTGGATCGTCACGATTCAGTGGTTCACGATTGAAGGGACTTCCGAAATTCGGACATTGTCCGGAACGTTCGAGTTCAGCAGGAATAGCACAGCTTCCGAACGGTTCCGCCGAGTGTCGCAATACGCTGTCGAAATGACAGGCCATCAAGGAGTATTGCTGTTCTACCACTGCGAGAAGGAGAAATGATCATGAGTGATCTCACCGGTGTGAAGGTCGGCGATGAACTGCTGCTGATCGAGCGCTACAACCGGTCCGGCCGTGCACCGATTGTCGTCACTGTGGCCAAGGTCGGCACCAAGTTGGTCCACATCGAAGTGGATGGAGGTACGTACACGTACCGGATCGACACGGGCGCCCGGAACGACAACTACGGACACATCTATCTGATCACCCGGGAAGAGTACGAAGAGGTTCAGGTGCGGGACGGGTTGGAGAACAGCCTGCGGTCGGCCGGGGTTGAGCTCCGGTTCGGCGTGCGAAAGTTCTCCACCGCCAAGCTCCGGGCCCTGCTCGCTGTGATGGAGGATGAGGCACTGTGACCTCCGTCACCGTAGGAGTGATCTACGAGGTGCCGGGGCTCCCCTACCGGGAGAGCTTCGGTCACTGGTCACATCACGTCGATCACTGCGACGAATGCCGGTTGGCGATCATCGCTCTCACGACTGCGGGGTTTCCCCGTGACCCGGCCGTTCTGTGCCTGGTCGGCCAGGAGCTGGACACCAACCTGGCTGAGCGGATCGCCTTCCAGCGGGAAACTTCGATCAGCAACTGAGCACGGCCCCGGTTCCGGCCGGGTGAGCCCCCATGGCAGCAATGGCAGTCTCGCCGGTTTTTCACACCGGAGGTACGGGTTCGATTCCCGTTGGGGGTACGAGGGTCCACCACCGCTTCACCTACGCAGCGTTAGGTCGGCGACAACATCCCGCAGCGTTATGCAGGCGGCAGGATGCGGCGAGGCGGTGGCGGGTCCGGTACTGAGAGAAGCACAGTGTGAAGCAGACCAGGATCCAGAAAGACCGCAAGGCGTCGCAGAATGGGCGCGTCGCTGACGAACAGGACCAGGGTGACCCGGACGTCCACGAGGACGCCCGGCAGGCCCGTAGACGGGCACAGAGAGCTTCGGCCCGTGCGGACCGGTTTCTGAAGGAGACGGAGTAAGGATGATGATCAAGCCAACGGACTACCGGTCCAAGCTGGAAGAAGCTTTGACCCCGAGAAGCGCCGGGTGGGTCGGTCCTCGGCGGGCGCGGGAACTGCTAGACGGCTTCGCCTCGCAGTCTGTCCGGGAGCACCGGGAGCGTTGGACGGCGGAAGCGGCCAAGGAGGAGCGGACGCACAGCGAAGTACTGGTGGACGCTCTGCACATGCACGGCTTCACCCCGGATGCCGCACGCCGGTACATCCGGGAGTTCCACGATGTGATCACCTCCACCGCCGTGAAGAACAGCGATCACGAGTCGTACCGGGTGCTTGCGGATGCGGTCGAGAAGACCATGGGCGAAGTTGCCGACCCGAACGACTGGGACGGCGACGACTCGGAGGAATACATCCTCTGCCAGTTCCTCGCGTGGCTGCCGGACATGGTCCGGCACGCCGATGCGGAAAAGCTGCGCTCCCTGCCGATCAGCGGCAGTGAGGCGGGTGTTCGTGACGCTCTCGCCGACGCGATCGACCCGTTCGAGCGGGACAGCGAGGGTCAGTGGACCCGCAAGAGCGACGGTGTACCGGTGCCGTGGTCGGTGGTGCAGGAATGAGGATCTTCGGCTACCCGGGTCCGTACAGCGAGAACCCGGGCGTGCCCACCGACGAAGAACGGGGCATCTACTGTCCGCACGGGGTCAAGATCGTCGAACACGTCGGCGACATTCAGGATGAGTCGGCATTCCGGGTGATCGACCCCTGGCCTTGCGTCCGGGTCGGCTGCACACCGGAGCGGTTCGAGCAGGAGATGGTTGCCGCCGTGCAGGATGGCGGAGAGTCGATGTGGCCGGGAGGCGCGTGATGGGCAAGCCGGACAGCACCACCTTCATGGGGGCGACTCCGGAGCAGATCGCCGCTCTCGCCGACCACATGGACCGGGCCAAAGGCATCGGGTGGCTGCGCCGGAGGGGTGACACGATTCTCGTCACCGACCTGTCGGTGTACGAGGTGTCCGGATCGACGCTGAACAAGCCCGGTCAGCAGCACCTCGCGCACGAGTACGCACACGAACTCCGGCGGGAACTGGCCCGCCGGAAGCTGCTGCCAGTTCCGAGCATGCGCATCCCGCGTTGCGAGGTGTGCCGCCATGGGACCGAGCGGCTGTTCCCCACCACTCCAGCCACCCACAACATCGTGGGCAGCAACGAGGAACCGACTAACGCCAACGTGTGCGTGCGGTGCTGGAATCGTCTGCACGTCGACAGTGAGGATGGAGAGTGAGCATGGCAGGAGAGCCGAGCGCGCCCGGACAGGGTCCGAGGGACCCGCGTGACCCGGTCGGGCAGAACCCGACCGGCCGCCCCCGCAAGTCGTCCGCCGGTAAGCGGCGGCAGGAGGAGCGGAAGGGCAAGAAGGAGCGCTGAGCGTCAGTGGAGGGTGCGGTGCCGGGAGACCGGCCCCGTGCCTTCCCTCGGGTGCCCAGCCCGGAGAAAAGGAGAAAGGATCATGCTCGTATCTGTACTGGTCATCCTGTCCGTGTTCGCTGGCTTCAACGTCATTTCGCCGGTGAACGCGATCGGGAAGACTCCCCCGGTCCTCAAGAACGACGTGGCAACGGTCGCTGTGGTGATCATGCTGGTGATGATCACTGCCCTGGCCTACGTCACGATGAACATCGGCGGGCATTGGGCCCGGCTGTTCGAGGTGTTCACCTTCGGGATCTGGTTCGTCCGGTTGTTCGTTGTCGTGGCTCTGGTCGGCCGGGTCCGGACGCGACCGGTGTCCGCCGGGGCGGCTGTCTACGAAATCGCCTGGAACATCGCCATTCTGGCGGGGTTCCTGTACCTACTCACCCTGGCGGTCTGATCATGGGCTTCACGTACCGCAAGTCGATCAAGATTTTCCCCGGCATCCGGCTGAACATCAACAAGTCGAGTGTCAGCGTCACCGCCAAGGCGGGCCCGTTCAGCCGTACCTGGTCCAGCACCGGCCGCCGCACGACGGCCGTCAACCTGCCCGGCCCCGCCGGGTACCGCACCACCCGCACCCGGCGCCGCTGAGCGCCATCCGGCCCGGCCGGAGAGAAGGAGAAACGATCATGGCAACGAACAAGTTCATCATGACGTCCGGACAGCTTCAGCCGGGCGACGTCGTCACGGAGACCGGCCTGCGGTTCGTGGACCACGAAGAGCGACAGGTGAAGATCGAGTCGATCCAGCCCGGAGAACTCTGGTACCGGGACGGCTTCGTACCGGTCCACTTCGTGGTCGGCACAGACCTGCGGACCAAGAAGACCGTGCGATACGCCTCCAACGGGTGGCGCCGGTGGGTCTCCGAGCGGCGGCCCGTTGAGCCGGTCGACAGGGCCCCGGTGGAAGCCGAGACTGTCAGCGCCTGAACACCGATTCCGGCCCCATCCCTACCGGTTGGGGCCGGGACGCGGTTTAATTAAAGCCCGATCCCTTGTAACTCAATTGGCAAGAGTGCTGGATTGTTAATCCAGTGGTTGCAGGTTCGAATCCTGCCGAGGGAGCGCATCACAGCCCGAACGACACCATCTGGAGATAGGAAAAATCATGCCCACCTCGCCGCTTCGCCTGGTCCAGGAGTTCTTCGGCTTCAAGCTGTCGGAGATGAAAGCCCAGTACGTGGCCCTCCCCCAGTCCGACAAGGACGACCTGATCGCGGCCCTGACCCCGGACCCCGAGACCGGCGTCACGCCGTACACCTATTGATCGACCGGCCGGGCGGGAGCCGTGATCCCGTCGCACCGCCACAGCTTGACGGCCGAGCGCCCCGACGGGGGAGGTACGGGTTCGAATCCCGTTGGCGGTACGCAGTACCGATCGACCCTGTTGTCCCGAGAGCGGAGAAACCATGAGCAAGCGAAAGATCCACGCGGTGACCGTCACGGTATACGTGGAACAGACCGGCCACCCGGCCCTGCCGAAGCGGTCGGATATCGCCGACGGCCTGGTGGCGTCGCTCCAGGGCGACCCTGTGGACGTGCAGTACGGGGCTGACTCCGTCGGTCTCTCGCTCACCCAGACCATGGAGATCATCGGCGTGTACTCGAACCTGGCCACCGACGTGTCCGACCAGAAGGGTCCCGACCTGAGGGACCTAAGGGGCGAGTGATCCACCGGCGGGAGCCCACGCGGCTCCCGCCACCTGCCTTCATAGCTCAGTCGGAAGAGCGCCGGGGTGAAGATCCGGATGTCGCAGGTTCGACTCCTGCTGAAGGCACGCGGGGACGGGAAATGGACAGTCATCCATGGCTGCCCGTCCCCGTGCCAGAACGAGAGGAGAAAGATCATGTGGATGGACCTGGTGGTCTGGTTTGTCGGTCTCCCGGTTACTGGGCTGATCGCGGACAAGGTCACTCGCTGGAACTGGGGTGAGCGGTGAAGAGCATCGTGAGCAACCACGAAGCGGAAGAGCGGATCAAGCTGGTGCAGCCGTTCCGCAATGGCCGGGGGAGCCTGCGGGGTGCGCCCTCCGGTTCGGTTCTCAACCTGTCGATGGGGGAGCTTCCGGAGGAGTACCGGGCATCCGTACGTGAAGCCCGGTACGTGGTCTTCAGCTACGCCACTCCGATTGGCTGGATCAGCAAGACCGGCGAGAAGGTGGTGCCGGACATCGGATACAGCCCGACGACCGGACAGCACCAGTTCATCGTCCGGCACGCCTGGGGTCTGCCGCCGCACCCGGCACGCGGGCGCGAGCTGCGCCCGGTCGGTGGCGGTCCCCGCTCCGGTGGAATGGATGATCTCCGGTGAGCGCGCCGGATCTCTGGAGGTGGAGCCCGGATCTGGAGGCGCAGATCCGGAAGGTCATCCGTGAAGAGCTCAAGAGCTTGCTCGAATCCGTCGCCGATGTCGCCGATGGGGAAGAGCGCAGGTACCACTACGAGTCCGGGTACGACGCCGAGAGCAGCGCACTCGTGATGATCGAGAAGGTGGCGAACGAGACAGCCCAGCGGCTGGTCTGCGACCACGCGAACACGTTCAATTCCATGCACGGAGGGAAGCGCTGTTCGAGCTGCGGAGCGTCGATCAAGGACTGACCGGAGATCAGGAGACGAGAGAAGGAGACCAATGGCGGACCCCCGCCCGTACGAAGAGCGCCCCAAGTGGGTGCCGCGCCCGGAACCCAAGGAGGGTGATCCCCCGATCACCTATCCCCCGACCGCACCGCGTGGAGGTCAGCAGTGAGCCGTAGGCCCGACGAGCCCGAACCCGAGCACGACGAATCCGACGACGAAGCTCCCCCGCAGTGGGAGGAGCAGCCCGCACAAGAGGGCGGTCACCCGCACTGATCAGCGCCACCGCAGCCCGGGGGACCGGGCTGCACCTTCCCTGCTAGCTCAATGTGGCAGAGCTGCCGACGGGTCGCCCCCGGAGGACGTACCCCGGTTCGAACCCGGGGCAGGGAGCGCAAGAGGAGGGAGGCAGCGGTGGCCCACGTCATCGGGAGCTTCATCGGCTGGGTCGTCGCGGGCACCGTGGGTGCCCTACCCGCATGGATCTTGGCCGAATGGGGCCGGGAAGTCTTGTTCGGAGAAAGGAACAGGAAAGATGATCATAAAGAAGATCGAGGATGACGCCCCACCGTCAGAAGTCGCCCGTCTGGCTGCGGAAAACATCGCATCCGACCTGCGGGGCTTCGACATGAGCTCATGGCTTCGGGTACCTGACGGCCGGGTCCCCGCCCTTGGACCGGACACGGTCCCCTCGGTGTGCGGGAGCGCCCTGTGCGCCGCTGGATGGATCGCGCATTCCCTCGGGTGGAAGATCTTCCCCGGAGGGCATGCGGTTCGGGACGGCAAGGAGGCGCGCGTCGAAGACGTGGCCGAGGCCGCTCTCAAGATCAGCCCCGAAGACGGCAGCCGGATCTGGTTCACGAGCGAAGAGCGGGCTCTGAAGCAGCTCGGTCGCCTCGCCAACGGACTGCCCCTGCTGGGGGAGTACGCCGATGGCAAGTGAAAAGCGGTGGCCGGAGACTCCGGCCGAAGTGGCGCAAGCGACCCTGGACGCGATCGATGCGGACAACCGCGCCTTCAACATGGACGTGTGGGTCCTCTTCGGACCGGACAGAAGCCACGGCATGCTGGTGCCGGAAGACCGGCCGTCTCAGTGCGGTACGACCCTGTGTCTGGCCGGATTCGTCGCTCACGCCACCGGCTGGACGATCGAATCGTTCCGCCGCGTGACCAAGGGCGGGGTGGTGCGAGACATGCAGTCGGTTGCCACCTCTGAACTGGGCATCGACTACAACACCGCCCGGCACCTGTTCTACACCAGCGAGGAAGAGGCGTACGAGGGACTGAAGGTGATCGCCGACGGCGGTCAGCTCCCGTAACACCCGGGCACAGCTCCGGTCACCCGGCCGGAGCTGTGCCTTTGCCGTTTCTTCACATCGGGTTCACCATAAGAGCAGCAGGCAGGCCAGAACCGAGGTAGCCATGCAGTACAGCCTGTACGCAGCAAACAATCCGAACTGGGTGGAAGACGCTCTCTGTGGAGGGCAGCCCACCGAACTGTTCTTCCCCATCGTCGAGTCGGACTCTGATCTAGAAAAGATCAACCGGAACTTCTGCAACCACTGTCCGGTACGGCTCCTCTGCCTCAACTCCGCGATCATCCACGGGGACTCCGGATACTGGGGTGGCATGACGTCGGCTCAGCGCCGCTCGATCCGCCGCATCCGCAGCCGGTCCAAGTGCCCGGTCTGCCTGAGCGTCAACATGGTTGCCGTGGGCGAACACGAGGTGTGCGTGGGATGCGGCGCCTCCTGGAAGGCGGACGACCGTCCGACCGTCCGGCAGGCGAGGCTACGGGGCAACACGGACAAGATCACCGAAGACGTTCCTCTGACGGAAGCCGCAGCATCATGCCTATGACCGCGCAGGAGCTTTACGACCATGCCTTGAGACTCCAGGATCTCTTGGGAGCCAAGCGGCATCTGGTCAGAGAAACGAAGATGGGCCTGGAATACCGGGCCCATCTTCTGTTGCAGATCGATGCGCTCAACAACCGCGTCGATCAACTGCTGTGGGAGTCGGCCAACCTGGCTTCACGCCACGAGGTGCCGACGGCTCTCGATCTCACGGGCGAACGTCCACGCGTCGATCCACTCCCCGAAGTGGTCGCGTAGCCGCAGACCCTCCGCAGCCTCCCGGCCGCGCCCCGCCACTTCCGCCCGGAGGTCAGCGGACTCCCGCAGCCGGGACAGCTCCCGGTACCAGACCCTTCCCCGCTCAGCGAGGATTCCGGCCCCCCGTGCGTTGAGGCGTGCGTACTCCGCACGCGGCGAGGCGACCCACGGCACCCCCAGTGCCGACATCTCCAGAGGCTTGAGCCAGGAGTTGTGGCTGACGAATCCGGCTGCGATGTACTCACTGCCCTCGACCTGAATATCTACCGGCGTGACCATGCACGGCTTGACTTCGATTACCTTCGGAGACCAGTCCATTGGTCGGTAAGCGTTAGAGTGCGGCCTACTCGTGATCTCTGTCAGCCGTGCCCTCTTGCGTTCAGACCGGAAACCGATCTCTTTGGCAAACGTGTCAGCTGCGTCACGCCCCAGGTTCACAGTCCACGCTGTGCCACGAAAGCCATTCTGAGCCGTGGTGGTTCGAGCGCGAACCTTGGACACGATCCCGAATAGAAGAAGAAGCCTTTGGATGTCCCGGATCAGGTGCTCGTCCTTGGACACCACCTGAACCCCTGACGATGTGCAGGTTCCGTCCGCTTCGAAGTACCCCGCCAGAAACTCAGCGATGACCTCGCGTGGAGAACGCCAGATAATCTCTGGAACACAGACCTTGCGCAGGGGACGGCCGTTGTCCCGGATCTCTGTCAGTCCCCATCCGTTCAGGACCCGTAGCAGGTGGGCTGACGCGATACGGACATCTCTGCGACGAATGATCTCTCCACTGAATGTCTTCCGCCCTTGAGTGATCGGGTTGAACCCGAATGCCCGGAAGTCATCCATCAGAATATCTATCCAGTCTTGATCCTGTCCGTCACAGGAAATCGTGAGCTGTGTTGCCTGACCGGCGCAGCCGTCTCCTACGAACGCTCCGAGGAACCTTCCCCATCGGGGAGTGAGGTCTACACGGGGCCCATCGGGAGCGGTGAGGTAAGCCACCGGATCCGAGGGTGTAGCACCCCTGGACCCCATTCGGCTGTCTGCTGGCCATGGTGCGCGTACCGCGTCGACTACCCCAACCGGTTCGGGCTCCATAGACATACGGTCGCCTACAACGATGTTCTTCGCGTACATCCATTCGCCGTTAACGAGCATTCGATGATCCGGAGTCAGCCGGAGTTGGTACCCACCCTCTGTGGTGATCTCGAACCCCGGAGTCGGCACATCGTGCTCGACCGCTTCCACGTTCTTCCATCCATCGCGCCATACCCGGTCTCCGGGAACGATCTCGGATGCTTCGATGATCCCTCTATGGGTGCAAATTCGCATACTTGAGTCTACACACTTGCACCGGTTGAAGCGCGTATCCGCCAGAGGCGCGATCCCGATCCCGAGCTCAGCCACCTTCCCCGGCCAGCCGAGCACATCCACATCCCGCGCCCCTGGCGGGTCCTCTCGCAGCCCGAAAGCCCGTCCGCACCCGGTTGGGTCACCCACCACGCGAAAGGTCGCTCCGTCCTGGTCCAGGCGTGCCAGCGCACCCCCTACGGCTGTCGGGTCGTCCGGGTGGGAGACCAGAGCGGCGGGCCAGCCGATGACGTCGCTGTCGGTATGAGGGGTGTTGTAGTACCCATCCGGCAGGTAATTGGGGAGCACCCGGCCGCGCCCATGGGAGGCGTAGCGCTCCAGTAGCCCGGGTGTCGACACGGTCACCAGGGACGCTTCCCGGCAGGCGGTTGCGAGGTGCGCCCAACTGTGCCGACGCGGTTCCCGCTTGCCCGGGTCGCGCCGCATCTCGTTGCGCGGATGCATCGCCTCGTACGCGGGGTTGCTCGGGTGGATCGACGACAGGTCGTCGTCGATGTCGACGACGACAGCCGTGCCCTTCGCCCGCAGGATCGGGACGGCCTGTGCGAGGAACCGGTGGGTCACCCGCTGGAACACGATGACGTCGGAGTCATCGACTACGTCAAGGACTTCCTCACCGCTGACCCGGAGTTCGAGCTGCCGGTCACCCGGCGCCACCATGTTGATCTCGTGGCCCTGCTCGATCAGGAGCTGGGTGGCCCAAATCAAACGGAAATATCCACTAAACAGCCAAAGATATCCGCAGGGTACACAGTAATCTTCATTGGCTATAATCACCTCGCATTTCTTTTATTCGAATTCAACTATCCATAACTCAGCCCCCACCGGGATCCCGGTGGGGGCTTTTTGCGTTACTTGCCTGTTGAGGTGGGTCGGCCGGACGGGCGACCGGTTGCCGGAGGCGCCTTGCGGACGTCGGCGGCTGCCTTGACCTCGGGACCCTCCCCGCGCGGTGCCGGGTCGGCCGGTACCTCGTTGGCCTGCTCGAACGCCTTGACGTACTCCTCCAGCTTGGCGATCCGCACGAACAGCGGCTCTAGCACCGCTTCGGCAGCTTGCGCGGCCCACTCCTTGATCTGCGCCTGCATCGACATGATCAGGCCCCCGGGGTCTTCTGCTGAAGCACGAGCTGGAAGCTGTCGAGCTCCGTCCGGATCTGGTCGAGCAGTCCGGCCGGGTCGGTGACAGCGGACTGGAGTGCGGCCAGCTTGATCGACAGGTCGGCGAGCTGCGCGAGCACCGGGGCGACGTCGCCGGAAGCGGCGGCAGTCGTCACCGCGTCGAGCAGGTTGGCGTAGTGGGAATCGCCGTACCGGACGTACGTCCCGAGCGTCCGGGTGGCGCCGTTCGGGTCGGTCGGGCTGACCAGCGGGTAGTTGATGAGCTTGCTCACCGTGCTGGTGACCGCCGCGTTGATCTGTGCGGTGAGCCACGTCTTGTCATCTGCGGAAAGTGCCACGTCGTCTCCTCCTGCCCAGGCCGCCATTTCGGCCCGATCACTGAACTGAGCCACATCATGATCGATGTTGTTGGCGGTGCTGTACTGGTGCATCAGCCACGGGGAGCTGATCGCGGGCTGACCAGCGGTCGTCGGATCGGCGATCCAGAGACCGTCACCGGCGAAGCCGGACGTGTCCCGGTTCTGCCAGAAGTCCCGGTTGCAGTAGAGGAGCACCTTGTGCCCGGTCTTCTGCTGCACGTACTTGATCCAGCCGTCTTTGTTCGCGCTCGAAACCCCGGTGTCCTCCCAGTCGAACGCGAGCACGTCACCCGGCTGGAGGGTGATCTGAGACAGGAAGAAGTCGGCCTGAGCCGACATCGAGCCCGGCCGGGCGAAGTGGTAGAGCCCGGTTACCAGGCCCGCGCCCCGAGCAGTGGACCGTTGTCCGGCCCAGCTCGAATTGACGAAGCCGGTGCCCTCTGTGATCTTGATGATCGCGAAGTCGATGCCGGAAGTAGGGAAGTTGACCGGCTGGTATCCGGACACGTCATAACCGTGGATCATCGCATCGCTCCAAGCCACGTTCTGAAAGACCGGTTCGCCCCACCCGAGGTAGGGCTTGCCCCATTGGGTGGCGATCTGCCCCAAGGGCACACGTGACACGGTACCCGCACCGCCGATGTCCGTGGACCAGACGCTCCCTGTGCCGTCGGAGATGGCTACATGGCCGTGTCCGCCACCCCAGAAGGCCAGCATGCCCGCCGGGATGACCGTGCTCCCCGGAGTGCGCTGTGCGGCGAGGAGGGCATTCCAGTGGGCCACGGCATCGACGTACCCGGAGGCGGCGAAGCCGTACATGTTCGCGCAGAAGTTGTCGCACATGCCGACCGGCCACGCCTTGGTGACCGCCGCGCGGGCGAGTGCCTGCCACCGGCTGGTGCTCATGAGGCGGCCGACCCGTCTTCCATCCCGTTCACGGTCTCGGTTGCCGCCCTGACCCGGGCTTCCAGGAGACTGACCTGCCGTCGGAGCTCTTCGGTCTCCGAGGTGAGATGTTGGATGCTGTCCTCCTGATCGGCGATCTTCCTCCGCTGTTCGGCTATGCGGGTGTCCTGCTCCTGCATCCGGCCGCGTGCTTCGGACAGCTTGGTCTCAAGGTCGCCGATCTCCACCTGCGATCTCTCCAGTTGGCTGCGCACCAAAGCCACCGTTTCTGTCGCCGTTCCCACGAGTACCTGCGTCGTGTCGGCCCGGGTCCGGGCCATGGTTCGGGGCAGAAGAACGATCTGGATCAACGCTGCGATACCACCGCCGCCAAGGAGCGCGGAGATGATCGTTACAAGTAGCGTGCTGCTGGTCATCTTGCCCCCCTCAGTGTGAAGGTTATTTGAAGATCCCTCCACAAGCACGCGAGCGAGAAGACGAGCAGCGTGGCCACGTTGATCCGGATAGAGAGCATGTGCGCGTGAGGGAGCAGGGCGATGGCGTACGCGGCCGTCACCGGGCAGAGGATCGTGTAGCCGATCCGGACGATGGCCCAGTGGAGAGTAAGGATGCCTCCGAGACAGATCAGGGATCCGACGATCAGGGCAATGTCCCAGACGATCGACACCCAGTTGGGCAAGAGCAGGCTCAGCGGATCCGGGCGATCAGGGTGGGAGAGAGCGAGGGATCCCGTAACGAGCAGGAGCAGCAACAGGAAGACTTCCGGCGGGCACAGCCCGTGGAAGAGTCCTTTGGCCTTGAGGCCGAGACCGTTCATGTGTTCCTCCTTCCCTCACAGTCCCTCTTTTACGTGAAGTAGGACCAGACCGCTCGGAGACCGGTGTTGGGGGTCTCCAGCCAATCGACCACCTTGGTCATACCCAGCTCCTCCACCAGGTAGGTTTCCGCTTCTGCGATCGCTGAAGCTGTGTCGGTGGCAGACAGGGAATAAGGACTGTGAAAATAGTCCCCCATGAAAACGATGGATTTCTCCGACTCGTTCACGATTCGGAGCGGGACGTAATCTATGGGGCTGGCATCAGGTTCACACAGCAGGGCCAGAGCCTCTTCGAGAGTGGTCATGTTGTTTTCCTTTCGGTCAGAAGGGGATGACGACGATTTCCCGGGCGGCGTATGTAGCAGTAGCGGCGGCAGCTACCTTGTATTGCATTTTGAAGACATTCGTTCCCGGCGTGAGGGTGGTGTGGAAACGTACAGCGGTCATTCTGTTCGAGTTGCCGGTGCCCGGTGTGTCGGAGCGGAGGCAGTGAGTGTCAGATGCAGCTTCCGTAGTAGCTCCCGAAATGTCGACTCCCGCCTGACCGCCTGTGTTGACGGTAGCAACGTTGATACGGGACGTGACACAGATGAGAGCCGAGGTACCGGTGATGCAACTGACCTGCGGTCCCACCGTAGCCAGATCGGCGTAGGACGTCGATGATGTGGTTTCCGAAGTAGCGATCAGGGAGCGGTTCGGGATGCGCTCAGCGATGCTCCCGGCGCTGGTCGTGGTGAAGAACGAGCCTGGGGTGGTCGCCTTGGCGGAAGGCGTTTCCAGAAGGTTGTCCCGGACGAAAGTGTTGAACTGAGCGGCGGTGAAAACCGATCCGGCCACCGCCGTCATCGGTGCGGTCCATGCCATGGCTCAGTCCTGAAGGGGTTCGGGGACGGGGAGGGGAGCGCTGGGAGCGTCGAAGTCGATGATGGGGGCAGGACCGAGCTGGTTGAAAGCCGTGTTCCGCACTCCCTGGACAGCGGCATTCAGCTCAAGGTCGGTGAACACACCTTTGTCCACCAGGGCCTTGATCAGCAGAGCGAACGTCGCATCCACCGCGATCATGATGCCGCGCGTCTCTGTGGACGACCGGCGGAGATCGAAACCGACCTTGTTGCAGACCGTCTGCTGTAGATCCCACAGGGTCCGTCCGTACGTCTTCAAGCTGGCCACGATCTGTCTCCTTAGAAGGGCAGAACCCACAGGTGGCGGTCCGAGAAGGTTCCCGTGGAACCGGCTCCGACCGCGTATTTGGCGGTGAAGGTGTTGGAGCCCGGAGTCAGCGGGATCACACCAGCGGCAGTCGCCCGGAAACCGTTGTTGGCGTTCATCCCGTCCCGGACCAGGGCACGAGCGCTGATGGCGGCGATGGTAGAGGCGCCGGAAACCGCGACCGACATGAACGAAGCCGAGTTGCTGATGTTGCTGCTCAGGTTCCCGGACATCCCCACCAGGGCCAGGGGTCCGGTCGTCACCGTGATCGCCGGTCCGGGGGTGGCCAGATCGACATACGTCGTGGACGTGGTGGTCTCGCCGGTCGGGATCGTGGTGGAGGTGAGTATCCGGGCGGCAAGTGAGTTGGCGCCGACCGCAGCGAAGAACTGCCCGGCCACGGTCGCCTTCGCTACGGCCGTCTCGTTGAGATTGTCCCGCACGTACTGGTTGAAGTCGGCCGCTGCGAAGATCGCTCCGGAGATCGCCGTCATCGGCGCGGACCAGGTCACGGGGTCACCCCGTGCGACTCGTTCTCTTCCCGGAGCTGATCGAGTGTCTGCCCGTGCTCGATCTTGAATCGCACGGCCGTCTCGTGATCAGCCGGGTACCAGTTCCGGTTGGAGGGGATCGGCCGACGGCTCAGAATCTCCGTCACCGCCAGCATGAAATCCTGGGTGGGCCAGTCGATGACCGACTGCATCCCGCAGTACGAGCACGTGAAGAAGCTCTTCTGCCGGATGCGGGGACCGCCGATGGTGACCGGCTCGAACAGGTGCTCAACGTTGGCACAGCCCGGCCGGGGGCAGTCAGACACCCAGTCCCCGCTGTAGACGTAGGCCCGCGCCCTCAGGGTCAGTAGCTCCGCCATGTCTCCCTCACGTCCCGAAAACGCCGAGGTCGAATGCCCCGCGCGGATCATCGAACACGAACACCGTGCTCGCATTGTCCCCCACCAGCGGATCGAACTGTCCCTGGTCGAATCCGGACCCCCGGACGTCGAACCGGAACGGGTTCGCTGTGGAGGCTCCGAGATCCTTCTCGCACCCGAAGATCACGGAATGGACGGGTGGCTGGTTCGTCTTGTTCATCCGGGAGATCTGGTGGGTGACCGTCTCTATGAAGAAGTCAGCGTCAAGCCCCATCTCGCCGTATGCGATGTGGACGCGGTCGGAGATCTTCCGGTTCAGGATCTCCCACAGGTGCCGGGGATCGCTTGCTGTGATGCGTAGCTGGACCGTAGGGCGCCTCTGCGCGTACCGGAGCAGGATGATACCGGCGATGGCGAACGCATCCTCTACGGTGGCCCAGGGCGCCGGGTTGGGGTACGGCTGCTCACCGTGTCCGGCGATCGAAGTGGAGTCCTGCCGGGAGACCGGGACCGTGTTCACCACCGGGATGGACTGAGCTCGGACCTGGAGGCCGCTGACGGAGACGCTTCCGCCGATCGCCAGCAGGGTGAGGTCCACCGACTGCCCGCTGGTCCGGGACATGGTGACCTGGACCGTCCCCACACCCGTAGAGGTGTAGTCGACTCCGGACACGGGGGTGATCGCGTTCACGAAGGGGTCGCTGCCGGACGCGGTGACAGTGACCGACTGCCCCAGAACGAGATTGATCGTGTTCCCGCTCTGCCAGACCTGGGCAACTCCAGTGATCGGCTGACGGATCGAGACGTCGAACGAGACGCTGTTGACGATGTCCCGCCAGCCGTGTGCGTACTGGAACGGCGCGGTGAAGGAGATCCCGGTGGCGACCGGTGAAGTGCAGTCGTTGAGCTTGTTCTGCGAGAAGTACGCCTGCGGAACGACGGAGGGTGTCCGGAGGATGCGGTGGTGCCGGTCGCGGAAGATGAACGTTCCGTCCAGGGCCACGTACGCGATCGCGGGCGGTCCCTCCGACAGCACGAGATCCTGAATGGCAGTGAGCGCGGTCACCGCTTCGACCCACCACCAGGTGACGACTGTGGCGCCAGGATCGACGTCCCGGGGCCCGGTCCAAGCCGCCTGGTCGAGTATGTAGTTGATCAGGTCCCCGGTCCGCATGGACGAAATAACCCCTGTCGACAGGGTGACCCCGTCCAGGCTCTTCATCCCGTCCAGGAACGTGAGATCCAGGGTCCGGTTGTCGATGTCGGCCGTGATGTTGTAGTCGTCGATCCGCATTCTGCCGAGTGCGTACGTCGTTCCGAGGAAGCTGACTTCCCCCCGCATGTACCGGGCCGGGTCCAGGTCTCCGTACAGCGGGCCGGTGGTGTTCTCCGGGCTGTAGCTCCGCCCCACGTTGTTGAGGCTGAGACTGGCGGTACCGGTCTTGGTCGGCGAGAGCTGCCGGGACTGGTCGCGGCCGTACGCGATCGAGATCCCGCCGTCCAGGATGTCGGGCGTGATGTTCTCTCCCGGCGCCGGGGCCATGAAGGTACCGGGCAGGGTGGGGTCGATCAGGATGGCACCGTACACGTAATAGATCGCGGTGGCTGGTGGCGTGCCCCCGTGCCGTACGCGAACCGAACCCCGAGAGGCGGACGCGGGCGCTGTGAAGGTCTGCACGAGGTGCGTCCAGGTCCCGGCCGCCACGACGCTGCCGACGCCTAGAGACGACGACAGGAAGCTGTCGGAGGCGTCGAACCAGTCGACACAGGCTCGGAGATCCGACCATCCGCCGGGGGAGTACACCCATGCGTCAGCCACGTAGCTGTTACCGGGAACGATTGAGCCCAGAGCGGTGTGGGGACTTTCGTTGACGCCTCCGGACGCGCCCACCCCATTGGGGGCCACTTTCAGAGTGGCGAAACCCTGTTTGTTGACGATGAAATCGGTGGACCAGGTGATGGTGGAAGCGTTCAGCGACCATCCGGTGATGTTGCTGGTGAAGTACGAGTTGGAAACGAGGTTCCCGCCGGGGGTCTGGAGGGAGTTGTCTCCGTTCCAGTCAACCATGAACGCGTAGGGCGGCATCGTCGCGCAGGTGTCCCACGGGCCGTTGACGATGACCACGGTGGGGTTGTACGCGGTGCCGATCGCGTTGGCTTCGTCCGGTGTGGCAAGAACCTGTGTCGACGTCGGCGGCCGGATGGCGATGGAGAAGCCGACAGAACCGAAGTTCGGAGCGGCGCTGGCGGTCGTGACCCGCTGGGTCTGCGCACCGGTGGCCAGGGCACCGTTGCTGTCGTACACCGACATGGACAGCTCGGGGATGCCGTCGGTGGAGTCGATCCGCTCGGAGTTGGTTCCTCCGGAGATCGTGTATGTAGCAGCACCCGTGTTGCCGGACCCGCCCCGGACCGTCAGCAGCCAATCGGAGTTGACCGAGGTCGTGATGATGTTGTGGTTGAGGGCGAAGAGAGACAGAACGTTGGACGTCGCTCCCCACTCCCCGATCGGAGCTGCCAGGTCGGTGCCGCTGTAGGACACGATGGAAGCGACGTAGTACGGGTAGCCGTTCGGCCAGGCGTGAGAATCAAAGGTCACCCCGACAGTGGCGCCTTCAGACCCGGTAGCGATCTTGTACAGGACCGTGAGACGCGGGGGCGCGTAGTACGGGCTCAGCGTCGGAGGGTTGGAGGTACCCACGTAGCCGAGCTTCTTCCAGCCGCTCGGTGTGGTGGGCCCCTTGGTGTCATCGGTGAGCACCGTCATGACCAGGAGCTGGTTGGCAGCCAGACCGGCCGGGATCGGGACGTTGATCAGAAGACCGGTGGAACCGGTGTTCCCCCCGATCGGCGTGCCTGCGGCGACGAAGGCGATGGCCATCAGCCGTTGCCCTTGAACGACCGGGGAATCCGATTGTGGCGGCCGATGTTGTCGAGCGCGGCCACGATGAAGTTCTCAGCGTCCTGCGGGCTGCTGATGACCCCCTTGTTGACGATCGTGAGATTGATCGTCGCGCCGCCTCCCAGGGCTGCTTCCTGTCCGGCGGTGCGGATGCGCTCCGGCTTGCCGGTGCCGTTCATGGCGAGGCTCAGGCCGGGCGGCAGCCAGCCGCCGTTGTCGTACCAGTGCGGGGACCGGCTCTGCCAGTCGGACCAGGCAGTTGACGGACTGCCATACCGCGACTTGATGTACGACAGGCCCCATTTGATCTGGGTGGCCGGGTTGGTCCGCCAGTCCCCACCGGCCGACGACATCTTGGAAGCGGGGAGTGCCTGCGGGATGCCGTAGGCGCCGGAAGAGGCGTTGGTGGCCTTGTAGTTCCAGCCGCTTTCCCCCATCCACAGGTTCTTCAACGCGAGCATCTGGGTACCGAAGTCGTTCGGCCAGAGCTGCGAGACGAGCTGTGCGGCGTAGTTGATCGCCGACTGCGCGCTCTTGCCGACAGACCCGCCCCCACCTCCCCCGCCGATGCCGAAGAGGTTGCCGATGCTCCCGGCGATCGAGCTGGCGATGGAACTGGTGATGTCGGAGACCTTGGAACCCGCCTTGTACACGAACGATCCGACGTCCTTGAAGCCGAACTGGAGACCCCCGAGCAGGCCCTTCATCAGGGCGACACCGGCCGGGTGTAGCAGCTTGCGGTCCAGGGAGATGGGCCCCTTGTGATCCTTGATCCACTTGGCGATCCCGCTCACCCAATTGGTGAGCGCCTTCCACGGCGCCTTCAGACCATCGACGAACCCGTTGAGAACGTCCTTACCCTTGCCGTACAGCCAGTTTCCCGCCTTGCTGAACGCGTTGGTCACGGGGTTCTTCACGTTGCGCGAGAGCCATCCCCCGAGGCCGGAGGCGACGGCGAACACACCGTTGAGCAGCCCGTCTAGGAGGTTCCGCCCCTTGTTGTAGAGCAGGCTGCCAAGGTTGCCGACCGCGTTCGAGATGCGCCGGGGAAGGCCACCAAACCAGTTGACCAGGCTGCTCATCATCGACTTGGCTCCGTCGATGATCTGCTGCCAGTGTCGGACGACGTACAGCACAGCGGCCCCGATCGGCCCAGTGATGATCGAGACGATCAGCACCCAGTGCTTGGAGATCCAGATGATCACCGCATTGAAGCCGGAAACGATCTGATGCCAGTGGTCGAGAATGAAGATCGTCGCAATGCCTATCGGGCCGCCGAGAATCTGGACGATCAGTTTCCAGTGGTCCCTCACGAAGTTGAAAACGAAGAAGAATGCATCTTTTATCGCACCCCAACTCGCCTTCCAGGCGGTCTGGAACCAAGTCGTCTTGGTCGCCACCCAGACGATCGCGGCGACCAGTGCGGCGATCCCGATGATGACCAGGGTGATCGGGTTGGCGTCCATGGCCAGGTTCCAGAGCCACTGCGCGGCGGTAGCGATCCCAGTGGCGGCAGCCTGCGCCAGAGTCTTGATCTTGGCCGCCGTCCAGAGCACCGCCGCACGGGCGTTGGCGGCTGCGGCGAGGGTCTGCGCCTTGACGAAGCTCCCGGTGGCCAGGGCCGCCGTCTTCATGGCGCCGCCCACAGCGCTGATCCCCCGGGTCACCCCGCTCCAGGCGGAGCTTCCGGCGGAGACGGCGGCTGTCTTGATCGTCAGAGCCATGCTCTTTGCGGCTGTACCGACCGATCGGATACCGGTCCGGATGCTGGTCATGGCAGTCGCACTGCGCAGCCGCATCGTGGTGAAAGCACTGGTCGAAGCCGTGCCGATCGAGCGCAGCCCAGATTTAACGTTGATCGAAGTTACGATTGCTGTACGTCGCAGTGCGGCGAGGGCTGGTACGTAAGTGGACGGAGACAGACCCTTGCGGATCGCCCCTCCGAGCGATCCGGCGACACCTGTGGAGCTGCTTGCGGCGGCCGACGCACTGGCCAGACCTCGGGTGAAGTTGACCCCCATCATCACGGCGGAGGAGCCCATCTTGGCGAACGAGACGACGACCTTTCCGGCGGACACGGCGGTCTTGGCGGCGAACGCGACCATGGACAGGGTGAGCACTCCGGCGATCGCACCGGCGAGCGCGTAGACCACCCAGCGGTTCTTGTTCAGCCAGGTGAACATCGACTGGAGAATGGGGATCAGCTTGGTGCCTAGTTCGATCAGCAGCACCTGGAACGTCTGCTTCATCCGGGCGAGCTGGGTGTTGAAAAGCCCCTGAGTGACCTTCCAGCCTTCGACGTCTTTCGACGCGTTGTTGTACGACTCACCGACCTTCTTGATCCGCTCGTGGTAAGCCTTCGTGCTCTCACCGGAGAGCTGGAGAATCGTGTTCAGGCCGATGGCCCCGCCGGACATCTTCTTGAGCGCGTCGGTGTACGTCTTCACCGATGGGCCGCCGCTTTTCAGCTCCCGGCTGAAGCCGTGGGACCGGTCCACCAGTGTCTTGAAGTTGCGGAGCATCGGCGCCTGCGCGACCGGCGCGCCCTTCATGTTCTGGTTCCAGTCCTCCAGGCTGATCTTGCCGTCCATGTAGCCCTTGGCGATGTCCCGGAGGGAGGGGGGCATCTTGCTGAGCATGATCTGAGCGTCTTGAGCGGACTGCTTGGTGCCCTCAAACGCGGACAGTAGTACCTGACCACTCGGCCCCATCTTGTGCAGGATGGTGGAGGTCAGCAGGTCGATCGTTCCGGAGAGGCCCCGGCCGCCCTTCTGGTTACCGAGCTTCTGGCTGACGTCCACGGCGGACAGGCCGAAACGCGCCATCTCCCGGGAGGCCACGTTGTTCGGTGCGGCCAGGTTCCGAATGGTAGCGGCGAGCTCCTGGGTAGCCTCGCGCGCTGAGGTGCCGTGCTGGGTGAGGGAGGCGACAGCACCGCCGACTTCGGCCAGGGAGATCTTGTTGGCGGATGCGATCGGCAGCACGGTGGACAGGGCGCCGGAAAACTCTTCCATCGTGATCTTGCCTTCGCCAGCCGCTGTTTTGAGGCTGTTCATCACCCGGACGGACTTGCCCGCCCCGAGGTGATAGCTGGCCATGACCGAGGTCATCGCGTTGGTGACGTCGGCGAGGCTAGCGTTTTCCTCCTTGGCGCCCTGAGCTGCCGCCTTCAGTACCTTCAGACCCTTAGATCCCCGGAAGCCCGCTTTCTCGATCGTGTACATGCCGTCGGTCAGGTTTTTGATCCCGGTACCGGTGCCCTCGGAGATCGAGAGGATGCCCTTGCGTACCTTGCCGAGGTTCTTGGCCGTCTCACCGGCGGCCGTCTGGAGTACGGCGGTCTCCGCCTGGAAGTCGCCCGCCATCTTCACCGACGCGATACCGACACCGACGCCGAGCAGGGTAGTGCCCTTCCCGACCTTGGCCATGGAGTTGAAGATCGTCCCAGCCGACGCGCGCAGACCGGCGCTGGTCCCGTTGAGCTGGGATCGGGCCGTGCGCATGGAGGCAGCGAGCTCTTTCCCGAACTTCTTGAAGTCCGGGATGATCTCAACCATCCCACGTCCGATGACCTCAGCCATTAGACCGATAACCCCCTATCATCGGATCATGGCTCCCCGATCGAGAAATCCCATAGATCGTCTGATGCTCAGGTCCGCTGAAGTGCCTTGCCCTGTGCCTGGTCTGATGCCGATGTGCTGGGTGGCTGCCAGTTCGCTGGATTCGGGCGGCTACGCGAAACTGAAGATCGGTAGCCGAACAGATGGAAGTCGCCGAGAGATCCTGGCACACCGCTACGTCTATGGAGAGCTGATCGGGGAGATCCCGGGCAACCTCAAATTGGATCATCTCTGCCGAATTCGCGCCTGCTGGAACCCTTGGCACACAGATCCCGTGACCGATCAGGTAAACATCTTGCGAGGATCGCTCGCAGAGCGGAACCGGGAGCTTGCCCGATTCCGCACGCATTGCCGAAACGGCCACCCGTACGACACAGAGAACGTCTACCGGTACCCGAATGGTCAGAGGGGATGCCGCAGGTGCAACCGGTTGTGGCACCTCACTCATTGAAACACCACCCCCATAGAGCTCAAGAAGGTCTGGCTTGCGTCTTCGTCGTCCACCCACCAGGAGGGGGCGTCCGGGTCGCGCTCGTCGAACTCCGCCTTCATCGGGGCACCCGGGGTGCCCCATCCGGCCACACCCAGCTCGTTGTCGAACTTCTTGCGCGCCTCGTTCGGATCTTCACCCTCGGGGACGCTCATGACTCGCTGAAGCATGGCGTGGTAGATCACGTTCAGGAACTGAGCAGCGGGGAGGGCGAGGAGATCGACACCACGTCCGGCGTGTTCCCCGTCGAGCTCATGCCAGAATCCGGGCTGGGCTGCCCATCCGCAGAGGCGGAGGACGGCTGTGTAGGGCGCATCCCGTACTGCTCCAGCAGCCAGAAGATCACATCGTTGACCTGTGGGAACTCGATCGGCTCCTCACGACTGGCCATCCGCTCCGAAAACCGGCGGAAGGAGGCGGGCATCAGGAACTTCTCCAGGACCGCCATCATGGCCTTGATCGACTCTCCGGCGTTGTCGTCGTCCATCGACTCGAACTCAGAGGTCATGTCCATGAGCGTCTGAGCCGGGATCGCGGGCACAGCGTCGAACTTGTCGTCATCGATCGTGAACGAGATCGGGAGATGTGGGCGTGTGAAATCCTTCATGAGCCGGAGGCTACGCGGCAGATTTCCATGATCGTTCCGGGTTGCCGGTATACGACCGAACGAGTAAATATACGAGAGCTATCCGTAACTATCGTCAACGTTACTGATACGTAGAGTAGGAAACGTGCGAGGTTGCCGTCTCCGCAACGAACTGAACAGGGCGTGGACGACTCCACACGCCCCGAAAGATAGGGATTCGCCAAGGTCAGAACTTGATCTTTACCTGGAAGTAACGAAACGGCGCTGTCCGGTTGGACAGCGCCGTATACCTATCCGGCTCAGACGGAGCGGAGTGCCTTCATGAGGAAATTGTTCGCCTTGGTTCCGGGGTGGTTGACCACCCGCGCAAAGATCTTCGAACCCCCACCGCGCTGATTGAAGACGAGCACCCCGCCCGGCTTCTTCGGGTAGATCTTGTGTGCCTTGGTTCCGTGCAGAACGTAGGTCGTCGCTGGGTGGTCGGAGATCACGAGACCGATCGGGGACGGACCGGGCAGAGACACCGCGCGGATCTTCTGCTTCATCGACCCGGGGGCGAGAAGGCGCGCGTGCATGGCGACGCGCTCTGTGATCCGGGCCGTGTACGGGATGGACGAAGTGACGGCGAGACGCTGTGCGGCGGTCGGGTTGATCGTTATGAATTCAGCCATCAGGTATTCCTCGGAAGAGCGACGTGCATGCGGAGCTCGAAGCCGACGCACCAGCCCTCGGGACCGAGGGAGGCGTGCCGGTTGACGATGAAGTCGATGATCTCGTTGTTGTCCTTCATCGTGCAGAGCAGGACGGACGAAGCCCGGCGGGCCTGAGTGACATCGGTCGCCATCTGCCGCGCGGCAGCCGCCAGATCCGCCACCGGGGGTGCGATCTGGTTCTGCAACCC